TCAATGATAAACTCTCTTGATTTCCTTTTATTTGGATAAATTACTAAATTAAACTTCTTTTGAAGGCCTTGTATAAAATCAATTAACTTAATTCCATTCTCACCATAAGGCATGTTCAATTGTAATTGCATTAAACGGAAATCAGCAGCCTGTTTTACTTTTTTAATTTCTAAAAAAGATTTAGTTGTATTATCTGGGTCCATTGTTACAACTGGTAGGGATGCAACTGAAGATGGGAAATTAGGAGATTGACGGACTTGAAAGTAATAATTACCTGCTGGTATATCCTCCATTAGAAACTCAGTTGGTAATTCAAAGGTTTGATTGATACCACCGGTTCTACTTTGTTGTAGTTGGTCAAAGAAAAATATATAAGATTGAATAGCACGAGTTGAATAAACAGTCGAACTACCAGTTTCTATCATTCGTATTTGCCACGTTCCATTAGCAGATAAAGTTCCTGGCATATTATTAGCCGAACAACTTACATTTATATTTAAGTTTAGAACACCTGAGAGATTAGTATGTGTATCTACTCTATACGCATTGTTGTTATAGAATTGTTGAGGGTCAGTTAATTTGTTAATCCACGGAAGGGTTACAAAACTACCAGAAGGTAAAACCACATTTGTCATTCCACTTCCACTAATTGCACCTACTTTTATTACACCATAGGTTTCTAAATCTACTCCTACATATTCTGGATATTTTAGAGAATTATTACAAACCATATAAACATCATCTAACCAAGGCTGGTTCATAAATGACGATGTATAGGTATAACCCGTAAACTCAAATATTTTATCTAAAACTTTCTTAACTCTTATAGCTGGTTTGTAATCTTGTACTGTGATACCACCATTAAAATCATCTAATCCAAAGACTTGATATTGACCTGAGGTATATTGCCAACCACTTCCATAATCTATAAAAGGGTAAACAATATCACCATTAAAAAAGGTTCTATCCCAACTTGCACTTATGTTTGTAAAGGATGAAATGTGATTGTATGTAGATAAGTTTGTTAGGTCAGTTAAAAAGTATCTATTCAGGTCTCTAGCAAATGAACTTAATCCACCAAAGATAGAAACCTCATAGGATTCAATGTATTTATTAGCCTTAACATTAACTTTGTTCAGTTGTAGATATCCTTGTGATAAATAAATCCCATCAAAATCAAAATAAGCGGGCACCTTAACGTTTGTAGCGAAGAGGTAAGGGTTTTGTACAGATATATCATATACGTGTTCAAAAAACAAATTATTCACCTTTGTGCCAGGTAGCATTATCTGTCTTGTGAAATCACTTGGAAGAACTCCAATATCAAATAGACCGGTAACATTATCACTAATAGTAATAGGTTCGTCTGCAAAGGTATCCAATTGGGTATAACCCCCATTAGAACCAGATGCCATCAATCTAAAATTAAACCCTTTACTTGAATTAACTCCCATATTATATTATCAATTTATACGATTGTCCCCATGCGAAATCAAATGAATACTGAATCAATTTATTTACAACCTCTGTCTTAAATTGGAAAGAGTTTGTTGAAATTGTTATCGGTCTTACATCATTAGTAGCTTCATCATATATCCAATATATTTCATCACTAACTAAAAACTCTTTGAAAATATCATTATAATCCTCACTAACCCAGTTAGAGTTAACTGAAAGGGATTGGTTTGTATCTACTAAATAATTTAGATTTGAACTATCGTATGCTTGATATGATAATCCTCTACTCTCCCAACTACCAATTTGTGGTTGGTAAACGGAACGAGATACACCAAATGCTTGGGTATTAACTAAATTAAAGTTGAAGAAATCAAATTGACCAAATCGGTTTTTCCATTTGATTCTAACATTAGGATACTTTGATTGACAATCTACTTCATATTTGATTGCCGTTCCTAATGGTGTGGAACTATTATATGCTTGGATAGTATAAGAGGTGATACCACTTAGACTACCAAATAGGGCGTTATTGATTGGAACTTGTTGTACCTGACCAGTAGTATTCGTACTACCACTCAGTGCAATCTCCGTAGTTCCTAAATTAGTCGTATAAACTACCTTAGTTGGAACTGTTGTTCCACTAGTTCCTACCCACACTGCAGCGTTTCCATAATTAGAATCTAAGACTGATTGTGTTGTAGGTCCACTTGTCATTAAAGGCCAATGTGGAGTTTTATTAAATATTGATTGAGAAATTGGTTCTTGAAAGATAGAGTATCCATCTATATACTTTGCAGTAGTACTTCTAACTCTACTTCCCGTTACATAAAGACTTCCACTTATGTATTCATCGTATCCTTCTACTGCATAGTAACCAACATTAGAGGTGTTTTGTATTGCTAAGTCTTGTAGGGTAGAATTAAGTATTCTACTAACATCAAAGATACCTACACCACTTTGGTTTGGATATTTAACTAAGGTATAATCAGGAACTGAACCAGAACCTGTAATACTACCAGTCCAATAATATAGGTCTAAAACATACTGATATCCCGCATTTAATTGAACGGAAGAAGTTTCCTCCAATGTAAAAGGCATTGGTGATTGTGCTAAACTAACTAATGATGATGATTGTATAAAAGATACTGACATAGTTGAAATCCATTTATATATTTAACCCTTCTTTTTTGTAAAAGTATGGATGGTCTATCTCTTAGTAGTTCCTAATTCGTAACGGATGGTTTCTCTTAGGTCTTCAATTACTTCTTTCATCCATGCTGCCTTCCAATCTTCTATAGCTTTTCTAACTGCAGGGTCGGTATATGCCTTATCACCATAATCAAAGTGTTGAGGATATCTCTTTTTAATTGTAGCAGTTGTTCCTGTACCTGTTCCGTATGGTGAGTTCCAATACTTACCATATACTGCACCCGGAGGTGCTACTGAAAAGGTTATTGATTTTTCACCACCTGGTTTGGTCTTAATCATCCTCTCAGGTGTATTGTATCTACGAAGTTCGTTACGAAGATTACCAGTTTTACGTGGTGCTGCTGCACTAGCAACATTTCTAATAGCAAGTGCAATCTGTTTTAGTTGTATATCTGCAGACTTACTAGCCATAGGTTATGGGTATAGGTTATATAAACAAATAGGTCTATTGTTATGTGTCGTTAGAGTAAAGGTACAAACCCAACCTGCAAGACCATTATTGAATCTATCTGCAAAGGGTTCACATACTATGGTATCAGTAATATCAAATCCAGCAAGGGAACGTTGAGTATATGAGGTTAAATCATTTACTACACCCAATGTGTTTGCCCATATATCAACAGTATCATCTACTCCTAAGAATGGAACATCTTGTTTGTTAGTTCTAGGTACGGATTCGTTATTCTTATTCTTAATCTTATCACCAATGATTAACTGAATTGTCCACTCAGTAGTATTAGTTGTAAAATTAGAACCTAAGATACTGACATCACCAATTGGATACATTTGAAACTCTCTTGTATCTAAATCATCAATACCACCTTGTGATACACTTTGTATTGCAGGATGGTTACTCATTATAGTTTCAAAGTATTCTAAAACATTATAATAGAGAGTATTATTAACACCTGAGTTTTGAACAATTGTTGCTGACATAGTATTTTATTAAAGTTGGACTCCACCAAAATATTGATTTGACATATCGGGAAAAATCTGTGTATTGTTTCCAACACTTTGTAAATATTGTGGTATTTGATTAGAATACGCAATTAAATAGTTTTGTAATCTTAGTGCGTAATAATCTGCGTTAGTCTGTGCTTGTTGTTTAAGATAATCAATTTCATTCTTAGTTGGTGCTGTTCCCTGTTCACTCGTTTGTTTCACTGCACCATTGGATTTGAATTGGACACTGCTAAAGGGGATGTATTCTACCGCTGAATACCATATTAGAGTATTCTTGATATGGTCATCTAAAAGGTCTTGATAATAAACCGAAAGTGTTGAGACGGTATTAGCTATTATTCTCTCTTGTAAGAACTCAAATAGGACAGTTCCTAAAAGATTCTTTAAGTATTTATCTTGACTCGTTCTAACAAAAGGTAATAATGCATCCGCATCCAATGCCCCTTGAAGTGGAGAGTTCTTAATTATATCGTTTCTATTTATAAACAGTGCGTAAGCCATATATTCTTAGTTTAATTTGTTTCCGTTATTATCATACATTTCATATTCTCTACTAAAGAATGCCTTACCCATTGTTGTAGGTATAGGTTCTTCAACCGATGCATCATTACTATCATCAGTAGTTGCAGGATTCTCCATTTGTTCGTTTGTTTCCTCCGCGACAGTTGCAACTGATTTTCCAGTCTCTTCTGCTTGTTGTGCAAGAATTGCTAGAGGAGTTAATTGTTCAAAGTATAATTCCATATTATCCCAACCACCTTCAGTTAATGCTGCATCTAATGAGTTTAGAATTAGATTTTGGAATGGGGAGATAGTCATTGTTTGTAAGATACTAAATGCTGTTTTCATTTCCTCACTTTGAGAACTAAATCCATTATTAGCAGTCCTGATACCGAATAGTAAAGGAGATGTTACTCTATGTGCAACTAAGATTCTATCTTGTGCATATTCTGCAACATACTGAAACTTCTCATGTAAGTTATCAATTTGTATTACATCGATACTGGGTTTGGTCGATGGGTCATCATTAAAAGTAAGAACAAACTTACCTGCGTTAGATGTGCCTGTGAACTTTCTATATAGGAGGTCTTCAATTGTTTGTCTTTCCTCAGGTGCAGGAACTCCGTTATTCATATTCAACATTAACATAGGTAAGAACCCATTCTCAATGTTGTTTAAGTGTAAGTTACTTAACTCTGCTTCTACGAAGGAGAATTGTAGTGATGAAACCCAATCAGGTAGGGAATAATAGTATAGACCAGGAGTGTAGTTCTTAATCCAAAGTATTTCACACTTCTCATTAGATGTTCCAAATGCTGGTAATTTCTTTTTCTCCTTAACTTTACGTTGGTCACTCCAATCAGTACAATAGTAATAATTCTCAATACGAGGATTATCATAAATCTTTTCAGCACGAAGATACTGAACAGGTATGTGATAGAACTTAATTATTTTACTATGGTCATCATTCCAATAGACTTGATACGCACCATTACCAAATAGTTTCAAATCAAAAGATACTCTTTTAGTTTCCTCTTGTGGAATCAATCTTTGTATTGCAGTATTCTTCGTTTCATCTTTAGAATAGATTCCTTTACCAAAGATTAAATCAGCAATACCTTCTATACATGCAGAAGTTGTTGTTGATGTGTTATTAGCAAGATTGATTGCTTGAAAGAAATCATCTTGTCCATGAATACCAAAAGGCACCCACGACTGACGAGTTCTTGTATCTTCAGTTACTCTAACTACATTGTTTGATTGTAAATTAACAACCGATAGTTTTACGTTCTTATCTTTGTCCATTATTCTAAAATTATATATTGATTTGTTGATGCATGTGAGATTCTACCTTCTAATGGTATTTGATTGACGTATACAGTCTTATCATTACTTTGTGATTCATAGGCTTGTAAAGAACCATGCCATACTTCACCACTACCACTATTGATAATAGATACTCTATATTCACTACCAACTATCGCCGGAGAGATACTAGCAGTGAATGCTAGGATATTTTCATACCCTTGAAAGGTAATTCCACTAAGTGATGCAGTAGTATTAGTTAAGAGTGTCATATCCTGAAGGGACATTGTCCATTGATTTGATGACGTTCCTTCTGTTCTTATGGAGTATTGGTTGCTCGATGATATAAAATATGCTAACATTATCGTGTATTTACCTTGTGTTTACCTATCTTTAACGGCGGATTATCTCGAAGTATTAGACAATAAAAAAGAGACCCCCAATAGAGAGTCTCTTCAATTTATTTAATCTACTTTATATTCTACTAATTATTAGTACCATTAACGACTGTGTAGTTAGCGGTTAAACCAGCTAACGCGTTAGTTGTTGTAGAGCCAGTTAAGAATGCTGCTGGTAATTTCTCCATACCTGTGAAAGTAATTGAATAACCATAAAGGTCTCCCATCGCTCCACCTGTTTGAATAGTTCCTGCAGTTAAATCTGCTCCGTTCTTTTGTCCTACTAATAGTGCATCACCATTTTGGGTGTATACGATAATTTGTGGTCTACCATAAGCTAACAACTTTAATTGAGTTGTCATTTCGTTAGTTAACTGCTTTAAGTTAAGGGTTAATTCTTGTGAAAAGAATGTAGTACCATTATCTCTTGATGTGTTAACAGTCTCAGTATATGAACTATTCCCCTTCAAATCGTAATTATATAAAATAGAACCTGATGGTACTGCAGTGATTTCACCACTTGCACC